GTTGGGCAAGCAGGCCATCGGTGCGGTTACTGATTTTATCGGTGGCGCAATCGACGAGGCTTCGGCGTTCCAATCTGTGATGGCGCAAACCGAAGCGGTAATCAAATCGACGGGAGGCGCCGCCGGATTAACCGCAGCCGAGATGGCGAATATGGCGAGCGCCATGAGCGCAACGTCGGGCCAGTCGTTGTTCTCCGATGACGCCATCCTCGGCGCGCAGAACGTCCTCGCCACCTTCACCAACATCAAGGGCGAGAACTTCGGGAGCGCGACGCAGTCCATCCTCGACATGTCCCAAGCGTTGGGCATCGACCTAAACAGCGCCGCGATGCAAGTCGGCAAGGCACTGAACGACCCGGTGGCGGGCTTGGCGGCACTGAGCCGAAGCGGTGTGCAATTCACCGCGGACCAAGAGGCGATGATTAAAGCCATGGTCGAAGCGGGCAACGTCGCCGGTGCCCAAGAAGTCATGATGGCGGAACTCAATACCCAATTCGGTGGGAGCGCATCGGCTGCCGTTGACACCTACGCAGGGCAACAGGTCGTGCTCAAAGAGAAGTTTGCCGACATACAGCAGACCCTCGGCGAAGCGCTGATGCCTATCTTGATGGAGTTCGGTACGTTCATGGCCGACACCGTTGTACCGATTATCGCCAGCGTGGTCACATCGTTGTCCGAGTGGATAACATCTATGCAAGAAACCGGCACCACGTCGGGAGTCTTCGACACGATCCGCAATGCCATCGCAGGCATACCCGGCGTACTGGCTATGCTGAGCGGCGGTCTTGCAACGGTGCTCGTCTTCTTGCAACCATTGACCGACGCGGCGACGACCTTCGGCACGGTGTTTCTGACCGCGATGACCAGCGCCGGCGGTGCAATCAGTGAATACTTGGCTTCGCCTGTAATGGTTGGATATCTTGAAGCATTGTCGACGCAGTTGGGAGCGTTGGCTACATTGGTGCGCGACGTGCTCGTCTTAGCATTCCAAGGTATGACGATTGCGTGGCAACTGCTGAGCGACGGCTTTACCATTGCGTGGCCGTATATTAAAGTCGTACTCGATGCGTTCTATTCACTGATTACCATCGGAATGGCAACGACGACCGGCATCTTGACCGCATTGTCACAACTCGTCAAGGGCGATTTTCAAGGCGCATGGACGACGTTGAAGACAACGCTTGATACAACCATCAAGGACATCACCGGATTCTTCACGACACTCGAAACAAAGGTCAAAGGTGTCCTCGATACAATGATGAGTAAGTTCACCGAGGTCGGCACCAACATTGCCACAGGTATCGCCAACGGCATCAGCGACGCGGCGGGCAAGATTGCAACCGCTGCAAAGAATGCGGCGAGTGAAGCATACGAAGCGGCAAAGAATTTCCTCGGTATGGAGTCGCCGTCGAAACTTATGCGCGATCAGGTCGGCGTCAACTTCTCCAAAGGCATGGCGCTTGGCATCCTCGACGGTATACCCGACGTGGTCAACGCAGCACGCGACACCGCAGCAATCGGAGCGTCAACCGGTGCGTCGACAATCAACAACTATACATTTAGTGCGTCATACGCAACGACACAAAGCGAATCGTCGCTGATTGCCGACGCTCAGGCTATGATGATGACATTGGGGGGTTCGGCATGATTCTACAATTCATCCGCAACAATAAGACATACGACCTGAACACCGCGGTCGCACTGGCAGGCGATATCGACTATCCAATCTATCTCGTCGGTACGGTCGGCTTCGGCTTGGCTCCGAGTCATCAATTGACGCAACGCGGGCCGTTCCAACAAGGCGACACATACGTTGGTTTTCGCCTTGACCCACGCATCATTCAATTGCCGTTAGTGGTCGAGGCTTCGTCACCCGAGGACTCATTCACGAAGCGCGCAAAGTTGACGTCGTTGTTTCGCATGACTGACGATGCGGTACAGATTCGCATCGCGTGGACAGACGGCGCAACCACATACGACCGTACTATCACCGGGCGCGTATTTGGCCAGTTGTCACTCGATACTGACAGTCACTACAATGCGATACGCACGACAGTACAGATTCGATGCAACGACCCGACATGGGTGGACACGACGCAGAACTCTGTCGTGTTGAGTGGCCTTACATCGGGAACACCGACGTCATACCCAAAACTCTACCCGGTGACCTACGGCGCCAACGGCCTCGACAAGTACACTACGTTTAACTACGACGGCACGTGGGAGTCGTATCCGATTATTCAAGTAACAGGCCCCGTGACAAATCTGGCACTCGTCGACACACTCGGCAACATCATTAGTTTCAACACAGCGATTCCGGCGAGTGCGCTATGGACGATTGACCTCAGTTATGGTGTCTATACGGTCTACGATCAGGACGGCGTGAATCAGTTCAGCGCATTGACCGCAGTGTCAGACCCGGTGAACTGGAAGATATACCCCGAGTCCGACCTGGTACCATACGGTGTCAACACCATCGGCGTATCAGGCACCGGAACCGATGCCAATTCTAACATCACCATGTACTATTATTCGCGCTACATAGGAGTATAAACACCATGGCTGAGCAATCAATCGGAATGTCAACGGGACTGGGCGACGGGACGGCAGGAGGCTATACCGCAGACCGTATGCGAGACATGGAAGCGCGCACGTTTGGCGACGGTATATTCTTGAATAGCGACGGTTCGCAACCGTTCGCGATGACCGGGAGCGGAACGTCGACGCTGACCATCGGCATCGGCAACGCAAACGTGTCGGGTTTCTTTTATCAGAACACGACTTCGGCAACGATAAGCGTGGCGACCGGCGTGTCAAACGCGACGTATTATCTGATTATCGTTGCGAACAACTCCGCATCGACTGCAGCCGTCACCAAGACGGTCGCCGGTGTAGCAACGGTTCCTGCGTACACGGTGCGCTTGGCCTTGGCTTCGGCGGCGCAACTCGGTGCGTTAACCTATCAAAGCATTGGTACCTGCGTCGTGACCGGTGGCGTGTTGTCTGCGTTTACCTATGACGAGAACGAATTGATGTCTACGCTTCTCGTTCCGTATCAGACCGGCGTCTATATGAACTCTGGTGTTGCGACACTGACAACCGCTTCGACGGTATACGATGTCACTACCTACACACTAGTCACCTCAAATAGCGATGGTATCTTTAGCACGAACACGACAACCGGCGTTATTACCGTGAATCGAACGGGATGGTACGACATTATAGGTCAAGGTCGATTCAACGCCGGAACCACGTCGTGGAGACGGTTGGAAGTGCTGATTAATGGTGCGGTTATCTGGCGTACTGATGTCGCATCATCCGGCGCAACGAATCACTTTGTACCAGTTGCCGGAAAGTCGTATCTTACCGCAGGCGATACGGTGAAAATGCGCGCATCGAGCGGATTGGCTGCGCAGACGGTCGATGCTGCTATCTTCACGATGACTTTGGTGTAACCATGGCGACATCCATCACCATCACGCTGTATAGTGCGGGCACTTTCGGCTTTGATATATTGCCCCTCGCCGTCGTCACTCCGCTATCGTGGAGTGTTGCCAAAAAGGTGAACGACGTTAACATTGCCACGGTGAGGGTCAATTTTCAGAAATACGGCGGTGTGGACATCACCACCGGTCAGTTCATCATCATTGAGCGCGAAGACATCGCCAACGGTATGGCTGAGTATGTTGAATTCGTTGGCATGATTCGCAAGTACAAAGTCATACAGGGCGCCGACACCATCATTGAATTCGTTGCCGTCGATGGTATGCACATCCTGCAAGACCGCCTCGTTGCATGGTACCCAGACCTGCCCGGATATTCGACATTCTCATCGGTAACATATCCGAAAGCGTCGAGTGTGTTGGCGCAACTATGGAATACAAACCTTGGCCAAGATTCGGGCAATCCGCCGGTAGTGAGTGCGGCACTTACTCGCCGCTACGGTACGTCGTTGAATCGTTGGGCGGATGGCCAAGTCATCCTCGCGCAAACGTTCGCAACTGATTACGACGTCGGCTCCGCGGTCAATTATTCGTGTAGCGGTGAGAACCTACTGACCGCTATGCAAAAAGTCGCCGACGCAGGCGGTATTGATTTTTGGGTAGATATCTACAATCAAGAATATGGGTTTTTTGAATATACATTATACGCAGCAGTCAATCGCGGAGTAGATCGCACCGCATACGTCAAGATGAGCCAAGAGAACAACACGCTCGGCACGTTGGACCGCACCGTCGATATCCTGAACTCGCCTTCGTACATCATCGCCAACGGCACCGGTAAAAACAAAGCACGCATACACGGCGGATACCCTGCGGTTGTTCCTGAAGACCTCGCATTGCGTGAAGCATTTGTCAACGGTGCCGACAATACAACGGTTGCTCAGTTAAACGTCATCGCCACGCGTCGCTGGCTCCAAGAGCAGCGCAAGGTGCAGAGTTATAACATCGAAGTACTGCAGAGTTCCGTATACCGCTATGGGCGCGACTATTTTCTCGGTGACTTGGTAACGGCCGTGTGGAACGGTGCTACGACGTTGACGCGCAAGGTCTACGGCGTCACCCTCGGCATGGACAGCAGCGGGAATGAGAGGGTGCAAATTGACTTGGTTGCAAACTAACGACGCGCAACAAGTAGCAGCGCGTGTCCTGAACTTGGAGCGCTACGGTGGCGCAACGTACCTGTCATTGACGCGCACCGCAACGCTCAACATTACCACGGCCGGCGTCGTGGTAACGTGGCAGTCTGAAATCGAGAACGTCGGCCAGTGGACATGGTCGGCGACGACAATCACGGTGCCCGTCGCTGGCTATTACGCCGTCACCGTCGTTGGATCGCTGGCCACACGCGACAATATCCACGGTGATTTGCGCGTCAATTCTGTTGAGGTGTGTTCGATGGGCACCGGTGCGCAGAAAGATGTGAAGTTCATGCACACCGTCTGCCGATTCTTCAAAGCCGGTGACGTCGTCCAGTACCGAGCAACGACTACGACGGCCACGCATACGCTCCAAGTGGTCACCGAAGACGTCGCCGGTGAGTCGCCAATATTCCACATGGTGATGCTATGATTCTATACCGCATTTTTAAACCGCAATTCATTACGTTTGAGTACTGGGACGAGTACGGCAATCAGTACGCCGATATTGTCGACGGCACACCCTTTGAAGATTGTCCGTACACCGAAGCCGAAGCGATGCACGCACTCCGCACAGAACGCAATCTAAGGCTTGAAAATTCAGACTACACGCAATTGCCCGATGTGAATCTTACCGAGGCGCAGGTGGAAGCGTGGCGCGTGTATCGTCAAGAACTGCGAGACATCACCGACGGTTTAGTGTGGAATGTGACGACGTGGCCAGCGAAACCGTAGTATAATCACCACATTACCGCGGTGTCCTATTCTTGGCAGAACTGCATCGCGGTGATACAATTAAGACGTCGTACGCGGTGCCTTTCCCGCTGACGGTCATCTGCATCAACGCCGCTCCATCACGGGGCGGCGTTGGTGTATGCAAAGAGCCCCGCATCGATTAAGATGCGGGGTCTCTTTGTGCCTGCTGTCTGCGCATTGGATGCCGTTAGGTGCACGCTCGTCATCCGTTGCGCCGGTCGTCACCGAGCAGAGCGCACAGTCGGGCGTGATTACGATATCTAATGACCGGCTGTTGTTGCCATTCATTGTAGCATTGCAGAAACTGGTCGAAAACTCATCAAAGATAGGAGTTGACAAGATGAATGTGTATATGGTAATATACAGATGGTTGGGAATTGCATCGCAGATGAAAGGTTACGAACATGAGGTCAATGAATTTCTTCACAGTGGTTTTCGCAGGCGAAACGAAGAAAAGCGCATCAGTCAAAACCAGCGAGACCGGCACCGGTATTGTCCGAGTGTCAACGACCGAAAAAGGCGCTCCAATCATGACGGTCTCGATAGATCGCGAGACGATACGACTGGCCAGCAATGGCAGTGCGTACGCAATGCGCGCAATCGCACGCAAGGCTGCAAAAGTTCTTGGCATCAAAGGCGTTGCTCGATACGTCAAAGGTCATACGGTTAAGTGCATAGTCACAGACCGCAAGACCGGCGTCGAGACAACAGTTGCGACGATTTGCATCAGCCTCTAAACAACGGGACCCCAGCGCCGACCATCGTGGTCGGCGCTTCGCATACACAGAAAGGCATCGCGATGGACAACTATTATCTGATTTGGCTGTTTGCAATGAAGGCACCGACGTACCGCGTCAAGATCGCAACACGTCAGCGCAACGCAGCGGCCACGTACACCAACGAGCAGGCTATGGAGTTGGAGCAATCCATTCGTCGCATGGTGCAAAAGTGTTGGATTGGCTCAATCACAGTAACTGCACCGTGTGGCTGTTCGTTCACCTTCGAAAAGACCGAGAGCCACGTCGATGCCATGTGTGATACGCACTGGGTCGGCTCAGTCTTCAACGGTGACATCGATGAATAAGCCAACGATTGACGCTGACCTCGAGCAGGTCAGCGCAGAGATTCGCGAGTTACGCCGTCGGTTGTTCGTGTACCTGACGATGCGCGAGAAGGAGCGGTACACCGCACTGATGGCGAGGATGGCGCAGTTGTCCCGGGTTATCGAGCAAC